CGATTGAGCTGACCATCCCTTTAGGAATGAACATCTGACGTTTGGTCTTTGTAGTCCAGAAAAGTGGCCCAAGGCTGCGTACTTTCACTTGCGTGAGGTTCAGCAAATCCATTGTTGGCAGGTTACACTCTGTATCTAGTGAAACATCACCATAGTGGTCCTCCCGCTTCATACTCTCAAAAGCGGCCAGTTCCTGGCTTCTGTTACCCTTGTACATTCCAACTGGACAAGGTACGATTGTGTAAATCAATGTGTCGCCATACTTGCGCGACCCCCATGTGATGGCCAATCCGTCCGCCTCGAAGTGCGATCGTTCTAGCCAGAACAGTGGGTCGTGCTCGTAAGCTCCGTGGTCGTTTCCGGTTACTACCATTTTTACGCACGAGGGGGAGATCAATTCGTAACGGCTCTCATGAATGCTGCCGTTGTAGTGGAATTTACCGTAACCCTGTACGAATCTGTGCGCTGTAGCTACAAGCACCTTACTTGAGGCCTTGTGAACTAAGCGGAGCACATCTGCTGGTTTGAGATAGTATAGCGAATGAATCGCCATGTAAGCCGCTGGGGCTCTATCACAATCTTGCACTTTGCTTTCGCAATAGTCGTGATGCGCTCCGTATCTTGAATTTCGGAGCACATCAGCCGGTTCGAGAACCGGGCAACAGCTGTGGATTTGCGACCTGCCTTCACACAGGTGACGTCTGGCGTTGCCGCCGATGTCTACAACTAGGCCGTTCTTCGTGAATGATCGGACCTGTCGGTACGCTAACTCTTCGGTCATCGCACGCTCGAATGCACTGTACGGGTGCTCATGCGGTTGAAGAGGTTGAGATGTGTCGATTGCAATTTCGAACATAGGAAAGTTCGATGCCAAAAGCGATAGTCCTTTATCACTAATGACCCACGGACGTGCGAATTTCCGTAGAACCTTCTTTGGTGGATCTGGCTTGGGGTCTCCAGTGGATGTGACTAACATCGTGCAGTTATGCTCAGCTGCCGCTGGCTTGTTCTGTCTTTTTGTCTTGTCCCCCTTACTGTCTTGGGTTGAAGACCTCACCGCAGGCATGTCCTTTGGCGGTCGAGCAGATTTTGGACCTGCTCGCACAGATGTTGATTCCGGCTTGACAGTCCGGGCCCCTTGCTTTAAGGGGGGCTCATCCGTTTTGGAGGTGGTAACCTTGGCTCGGGTTCTCCGAGCTTTGGCTACTTTACCATCACGTCTGGTTGGCGCTTGGGTTTGAG